GCGCCGAAATTTCCCCCAATATCTCACGAATTTTTGTGCACAATGCCGAACGTGCCAAAATCGGTTCCGGTACTTTAGGACAGTAAAGCAGTGATGTAAGAATTATTCTTAGTTATCACGTCGATAATGTATACAATAAAAGCCCTGCAAGAATGACTTGCAGGGCGGTAGGTTTTGGTGATGTTGAATATTAGACGTAAGTCAAGACATTGTAGGGGTAATAAGTGGCAATATTTCCTTTCGTAGTTTTGATACCAAGTACAAGTACAGCCACAGGAAGGTTTGAAGTGAGACAAAACAGGCGGAAGCGAATGCATCCGTTAATAGCATCAAATTGGGCATGGATAGCACTGTAATCTACATTCTTTATAGCGCTCGTCTGAGGGTCAAAAAGTTCAATCGTCCCGGATGTCGGGACACTGCATGTCAGGTTCGGTTGACTGCTCCAACTGATAGCCCAGTTAGACGGAATTACCCAAAGCGGCATTGTCATTTGAAGAGAGCCGTCCGCGTTCCAGTAAACGCCAGCCGTTTGCATACGAACCCCAGTTTCAGGAATTCTAGTTTTGGCATCCTGTGCGGCCTGCCCCTGCTCATAGGTCTGAGTAGTCACGAACCCCGACACATCCGGGATTTCGCTCTTGTCGGCCTTGTTTGCCAGAGCAGCAGTGTTTGCGTCAATTTTGGCATCCTGTGCCTGCTGCCCTTTATTGTAAACAGAGGTAGCTACGAAATTCGAGACATCCGGAATCTCAGATTTCAGCGCATACTCACCCTTGGGCTGATAGGTCTCTGCTGCTTCAGTCTTGGACAGCAGGCCCGACACATCCGGAATCTCGCTCTTGTCTGCCTTGTTTGCCAGAGCAGCCGAATTCGCGTCCGCTTTGGCGTCAACTGCCGCGATTTCGTTTTCAACACTGGTCGCGCACTGGCTGATAGTCTGGCCGGGGTGGTCGGTCTCCCAGTCACCAATAGTGTTGTTCGCCTTATCAGCTGCAGCCTGTGCGGCGTCAACTTCAGACTTGAGGGCAAGTGTAGACATAGGAAAACGGAAATAATTGTTAGCGTCCTGAAGTGCCGGATTGTTTGTGATTGCGTATGCCTTATTGACGTTTGCCCGGGTAATTTCTTGTACAGGTGCGGTCAGCAAGGACGACGAAAAGATAACAGAATGTGCGGCGTTTCCGTATTTTACATTCCGCGCGTCCGCCGCGTTAAAAACAGTCTGGTCAACCTTATGGTTCGCGATATCTCGCACTTCTTCCACGTCTGCCGCGATGGCATCGCAACGACCGTTTAGGGCAGTATCGGCGTTGGCGCGTGCGTTCTCTTCCTTCTGAATTTCCTGCGCAATGGTCGTATCAGGGAAAACGTCGTCCCAGTCCGACGCATTGCTTTCAAGGTCGGTCAGGCGGGCAGCGTGCTTTGCGATTTCTGCCGCATTGTCAGAAATGTTTTTCGCGTTGGCGCTGATGTTGGTGTTCTGAATGACCTGTTCGGCCTTGATGGCGTCGATATCGGTCGTGTTGGTGGTGATACGGTTACTCAGCGCGGTATCTGCTTCCGCGCGGGCCTGCGCTTCTGCGGCGTCTGCCGCCTTATAGGCCGCGTCAAGGTCAGAAATAGCCTGCTTGCGGTCGGCGGTCTCCTGCGCAATGGCAGCGGCGTTTGCCTGCTCTGCGGCCTTTGCGCGGTCGATTTCGGCGTTCAGGCTGGCAGTCAGGTCAGCAACGTTAGATTCGACAGCGTCCAGACGTTCGCCCCATGCTGCCATATCCTTTTCCCACTGAATAACCTTCTCGTTCCAACCGTTGATAAGTTCGGTGAACCGGTCGTTGTCTTTCTGGAACTGCTCAACCAGCCGGGACAGGTCGGTGACGGTTTTCTTGAGGTCTGCGAACTGATAGTTATAATCGGACGTCTTGACCCAATACATTGTCTGTCCTTCCGGGTACGGGGGCAGCTGTGCGCCCTTCGGCACATAGCACTTTGACGTGTAACAGTCGCCGTTATGGACAACGATAGTCAGCGGTTCATACTCGCGCTCGTCGTCCCACTCCACGGGGTCGGCGAAAATCGGGACATACCGCGCACCGATGTACATAGATGTGCCGCCCTTGAACGGGGGCGGGGGGCACGGATGCGGGTGCGGGGGGCATCCGTGCGGATGGCAGCAGTCGCCGCCCGGTGCGTGAGGTGCACAGGAAATCGGGAAGTCATTGCAATTGCAGTTTGCCATAATGAAAATGCTCCTTTCTCAGTAGTAGACAACCAAATGCCCATACCCCGGTTTATCGGGGTCAAGCAGGGTGTCAAAGTGCAGAAACTCCCAGCTTGCGGGGATATAAGCAACAAAGTGCCCGTCATCGTCAAGGCCAAAGAACACAAACCGCACCATTTGATAAATGATATCGGTCATGTTGGTGTTGACCCATTCGATAAACGTATCTTTGGTGAAGTCGCCCGCTTTCAGCTTTGCAAACAGCTGGCAAGACGCTTCTTTCAGCTGCGCGGTCAGGGCATCCAGACCATCAAGGCGGGAATCCTGCCCAATATCATGCAGCCTCAGGGTTTCCGTGTTGCTCAACGCCTGCTTGAGCTGGTTCACCAGCCAATACAGGTCGTACTGGTAGTGGTCGCCGGGTGCTGCATACGGGGGCGACGTCTGGAAGATAAACGGGGTGCTGATATCGGGAGCCTTCGTTTCGTCTGCCATAGAGCTACTCCTTTCATAAAATCCCCCGCTTGCGCGGGGGTCGATCAATTAGTGTTTGCCGTTCAGCTGCGCAAGCAGGGCATCAGCCTTAAGCGCATTCGGGGTGAAACTGTTGTTCTTCCACCATGCAATCAATGCTGCGACGGTGGTGAAGCCAGCCGTTACCAGCTGTTCCAGCGTTTCCGATTCGATGGGCAGGGGGCTTTTGCCGCACGCGCTCAGAATCTGGTTGACGATAGCCAGAACAAGCACAAGGGTGCGTGCAATAGTGCCAGCAGTAATGTGAAGTTCATTCATAATTATTCTCCTTTCATGTGTGTATGCTCTAAATCATCGATTCGATGATTTGCGACTTTGATTTGTTCTTCAATGACGGGGATTTTTTCGGCAAAGGAATTATGTTTGCGGACTTCCCGGGTTAACTCCTCAATCTTTACGTCGGTGACGGCCTGCGATTTGCTGTTAGCAATCAGGACGCCCGCAAGGGTGACGATACCTGTAATAATGGCGGCGACAATCGTTTCCACAGTATCACCGCCTTAATACACATCCAAACAGAACTTTGCATGATAGTCGTTGGCAATTGCCATGTACACATCGAACAAGACGGTTTCGCGCTCTTCATCAATCATATGTTGGGTGGTAGTGATGCCGATGTTACCTTGTTTAATCCAGCCGCGATTATACATGTCCGTTACCTTTTCTTTGCCCACCTCTTTAGCATCTTCGTGCCGGATGTCGTGAGACTTTGTTTTCGTGTCGGTCGTGCCTTTGGTCGTGCCGTCCGTCTGGCTCCCGGTGGTCTGGTCCTCATGCCCGTGGGTCTCTGTGTCAGACGTTCCGGTTGTTACAGTGGTCGAATTCGCGACGGTGGAAGATGCGCCGGTGAAGTCGGTAGTCTCTTTATGCTCCCCGTTTTCGGTGCTATTAAAGGACTCTTCTGCCACGGTGTGGGTCTGGTCGTCGGGCTGGTAGTCCGGTGCATTTTCGGGGGAAATATCACGGGTCACGGTCTGGTCAAGATTCTTTGTGCTTTCCGTGGTCTTTTTGTCCGTGCCTGCGACGTCCGTCTTGTTGGCGGTCGTGGTGGTGCTGGTGTCGTCGGTCACTGATTTGCCTTCGGTTTCCGTATGCCCGGTTCCTGCGGTTTCGTCGTGCAGCTCCGTGCTTCCGGTTTCGTGATAGTCTCCGGTCGTCACCTGTCCCACGGTCTGCCCGCTCTTTCCGCGATTGATGGCGGTTCTGTCCTGCGTGGTATCGCGGTCAGTGGTACGGACGTCGGTTGTTCTTTCCTGCACATCCGTGTTCCAGATGGGGTTGTACTTGAGCTGTGTAGTGCTATAGAGTTTTTCCCAGATAGGCATGCTCTCCTGTACCCAATACCGGATAGCGTCAACCATCCAATAGGGGTCAGGCCGGTAAAGAGGTGCAAGCCCGTGCTCTCGCATGATGATATGGATAGCAAGTTCTCTATCCATGCCAACGGGGACTTTGAAATCACGAAACAGACCTTCCGGGATATTGCACAGGAGCTTGCACGCGCGGTCGATAGCATCACTGTTTTGGTTCGTGCTGTTCTGATTCGTCATGCTCCCCCAGTACATCGGCATTATCTGCACCCCCCTCTCTCAGCTCTGGCGGTTCGTTGATTTCAATAGAAATCTGTGTTCCATACATATCATTGCACACTTTCACCGATTCGTCAAGAGAAATCTTCCAGACTTCCCGGCGATTGTACGTTTCAGCGTCCGCGCTGGCGCTCTCGTTTGTCACAAGCCGTTCTTTCTTATCGGGCTGCACCCGAATTCCAAGCTCCCTGTAAAAGTCCTGCAGCGTCTTGCGTCTCAGGTCGTACAGGTCGGGCAGGATAAAGTTTTTCGACAAATCACGGTCGAACTGCATAATAGGCAGCTGATACTGTGCATCGGGCTTGTTCATAACAGGTTTTTGCAGCTGCCCGTTTACCACAATGGCGGGTTTGCCGTTTTCCAGCTGTTCAAAAATGGTTTCGAGCGTGCGACGGTCTTTGTCATCTTTGGCGACGGCAGCATAGGCAAAACGGCTATTAACAACGGCCTGCCGAATGGAAACTTCCAGCTGTTGCATTTCGACGGCGTATTTTTCGATAATGTCCCAGACCCCGCGATAGTCGGGGGTCAACTTGATAACGGCGCACTCCGTGCCGATTTCAAGCGGTCTATCGAACTGAAAAAACGGGGTCTGTACCATCATGCCGCGCGGCTGGAACTGCAGCCCAAAACCGGTAGGTGCACCCGGCTGCACTACAAGGCCGTAGGTTTTGGAGTTGAACACAACGGCATATCCCATGCGCAACAGCTGATACAAAAACGCGTCATAGTCCCAGCCGATTTGTCCGGGGCCTGCTTCGGGCAGACCATGGATTTTATACAAGGCCCGCATGCGCTGGAAAAACGAACGTTCCCAGTAGTTGAGAACATCCGTGCTCAGAGACGGGGGACGAAAACCACCGCATGCCTGCGTGTCATAGTTCCCCTGATAACACTGATACATACATTTCATCTCACTTTCTCGCCGCTAAGGCGGCGTCGTTCGATTGTGTTTAAGGAATCCCTTGGCGGCGGTCAGTATGCCGCCACCCTACGGGACGGGTGCGCTAAAACGTGCCGCTGGCACGTTTCTTAACGCTTCACCTTCCTTATTCAATAAATACACCACCGTCCATAGCGGCGTTAATATACGCGGTTTCGGAACCGGTCGCCATAGGTGCAGCAACGGAAAATCCGCGCGTTTTACAATACCCATTTGCCGGGGTCGCAACCCTCATGACGGGATAGCCATACAAGCCTTGATACCCTGCATCGTCAATGGGTGGATAGTACAATAAAGTCAACTGCGCTTCCGTCGGGAGAAGTGTCTGGCTTGCGCCTGTGGTCATGCCGACACACTGATTGATGGGCTGGATGCTCTGCTTGACGCCCTCTGCCCCAGAGGTCAGACCGGCAACCGCTCCAAACGGCCCCATTGTCGCGCCAACGCCCCCGCCAAACTGTAGCGCCGAACCGACGGCAGCAATAGAGCCGGAAACCGCTTTCACGGGGTCAATATTGGAAGTGCCGATACCGTACACGCTGGAAATGTTCGTGGAACCAACATAACAGCAATAGCTTCCGGCGGTTACTTTAATCGAAACACTGCCGTCCAAATAGGTCATGCACCAGTCAACACCAACCGTTGCGGCGTTGTTACACTGGTCAACCGGAATACCTACAACGCCAACCATAGGGATATATAACTGTATTTGGCAATTCAGGCGTTTCCAGTCTGCGGCAGGCCATGGGATAGCAATATCTGTATGTACAGAAAGATTATCGTCCTTCGTAACAACCCGGCCAAACACACCCGTGTTGAACTGCCCCAGAGAGATTTCTTTTCCGCGTCCGGCTCCACCCTGTGCTATGGGCAACCAGATACAGGAGCGAATGCAACTTGTTGCAGTATCGCCAAACACCAACTTGTTCATAAACTCAGGCAGAGCCAGCTCCCACCGAACAAAGGCTTTTGTGGTCGCTTCCCACGTCGTAGAAACAGCAGTCAATAAAGTTTCTAATTGCGTTCGGTCTATCTTGTAAGATAACAGGCCGTTTTTACCAACAGCAGACAAAATATAAATACCGTCAGTATCGCCCAATTTACCATCTGTAATATCTGCCGTGATAGTTGCAACCGTGGGTTTCATTGCAACCGCCTGCCGGGAATCCTGCAAACGGTATTGTGCGCCGCTGGCATCGGTGTTAAATCCGTACTCAATAAACGCTTTTGTTTTCTTGATATCGTCCGCGAACGTCGCCAATACATCAATCGTGCAAGAAAATTGCCAGTTGTTGGCGTTCAACGCGGTAATATCTTCAATCCAGTAATAAGCGTGGGTTTCTTCGATGTAACAATAGTTGTACTGCGGGGAAATGTTCAGGCTGTTCAACCGCACATAAAACACAGGTGTTTCCATGCTGCAGGCCCGTTTCATATAAAATGGAAACTCGTCCGGCAGCGCGGACAACTCAATGCGCTTTGTGCTGTTGACCCTTTTAGAGACCTTGCCTAAATGCGCATGATATCCGTGTTCAATACCTTCGTTATGGTCTGCCATATTAACCTCACTTTCCTTTAAAATAAAACAGGGGCGGCGGTGCGCCGCCCCTGTACATTCAGTTTGTAGGGGTTATAATAGAACCTTTTACGGTTCGTCGGACATGAACATCAGAATGGCGTTCTGCGTCGGGTTCTGCGTGTAGTTCATCTTCCAGTGATGCTCCGTGTTGTAGTATTCACCGGAAATGTTGAACGGCGTGGTGTACACGCTATCCTGATAATAGGTCGTTGCCATTGCCTTGCGGTCATACAGCAGACCCACGACATAGGACAGTTCGACCGCACCACCTGTCACCTGTTTGCCGGTGTTCACATCGAACTGCGACGGGATGCAGGAAATGGCGGGTTTGTCGTTGATGTTCTGCCAGAAATCGACACCTTCATAGTTGCCGAAACTCAGATAGCCGGGGCCAAAGATGGCAGGATAGACCCAGCTCCGCGCGTCGTTGATAAGGGGCTGATACAGCAGCAGCTTCTGCTCGCTCTTCGGGGTGTGCCGCAACAGATGCAGCGTGTTGCCGCCGTCATCGGTACACACGGGGGTCTGGTGATACAGCGTGCTGCTGTTCTCCATCAGGCCACTGGTCGTTTCCAGCCACGACACAAAGAACGACAGGAATTCCTGCAGATGGGTGGTCAGCAGCTCTTTGGTGGTGTAGGTCGTACCGCGTGCCGCGTTGAAAGCCTTTGTCAGGTTCACATGGCATTCGGGGCGGTCAGAGTTGTATAGCGCACCCATGAAATTGATGACCTGCGCCCGGTTCTCTGCAGTTTTCCAGCGGGCAATGTCGTTTGCGATTTCGGTAGTCATTGCCGCAAGGAACGCACTGAACTCGCTTTCATTGGTGAAAGCGGTCTTGAGCTGGTTCCGGAACGTGGTGTAACGCTGGTTCAGAACCTTCTGCCCACCGTAGAACATCTCAAGCGGATAGCGCTTCTTGATTTTGTACATGTCTACGCTGTTGCCGTCCACCAGAATGTCATTGTTCTGCGCGGTGTTGACAAACTTTGACTCATCGAAATCACCAGAGAAGAAAGCGATTTCGCGGACGAACAGACCCCATTCCTGCCGGTCGGTCTCGATGCTGGTAAACCGGCCCGCATAGGAGCGGCTGGAAATGACCGTGCGTGCAATCATATTAGAAAGCGCCTGCAGGGTTCCTTCCATGCTCTGGTCAAGGCACATCTGCCCTACCTGAATGAAACTCGCCGTGTTGACGGCCTGAATGGTCGCGGTCTGTCCGGTCACTTCCTTAACCAGCGCGTTGGCAATGGTATAGATATCGGTCGGACGAAACACGCTCATGCCTTTCAGCTCAGGCATGTTAGTACGGGATTTTGCCATTGGATGCTCCTTTCTGCCGTCACTTCACGGCGTTAAAGTCGGGACTTGCAGGCGCTTCGGCAGGCTGCACCAGCCCCAGAATGATATCTTCCACGCTGGTAACGGGGGCAGGATTGCCCACAATGCCAGCGGTAGGAACGCTTTTAGCGTTGATGGCGGCGGTCAGGTCTGCAATCTGCTGCGCCATTGCCGCCATCGGGTCCGGGGTCACAGGCTGCTGTGCTGCAGGAGCGGCAGCGGGGGCTGCGCTCTGTACCGGGGCCGTGATGGGCTGGCCCTGCTGTGCGCGTTCCAAAGAAATCATCTGCTGCACCTGCTGTGCCGTGAATCCCATTTTGCCCAGAGCCAGAATATCGTTGATGGTCATAAAGCATCTCACTTTCTCCGCGCTAAGGCGCGGTCGTTCGATGGACATTAGCGGTATTTCTTGCGCCGCGTCCATCATGCGGCGCACCGCTTTCAGCGGACAAAGCGCCTGAAACGCCATAACATGGCGTTTTCACCCTATCGGGTCGGCGTCATCCTTTCCACCGGCTCGAGCCGGTTCTTACATCGACGTGCGTGAAAGTCTTGTAAATGCCAACGCCGCCGCTGTTCCCTAAAAAGATTTCAGCGATAGCGGCGACTTCGGCGGGGGTCTTTGTGCGGACAGGCTGGCGGTTTTTGTCGTAGTGACCTACCCAGATATCAGCTGCCAGCCCATAAAGGTGCTTGCTGCGGGGTGCGCTACCTTTCTGCTGCCGGTTCCAACTGGCGGTGCGGAATCCGCTGTTGATGTGCACGGCGTCGCCGCACACCTTGCGGATGCTTTCAAGCAGTTCCACAAGACGGGAATCAACTGCCACAAAATCCTGCCCGTCCTTACACTGAAACTCTGAAAGCCTGAAATGCTCAGACAGCCGGATATTGCCATCAACACTCATGTAATATACCTTTACCATGAATTCACCCCCTTTCTAGAGCCTTAGAGGGATACACGCCTTTTGCACGGCGTTATTGCCAACATTCTAAGACCCTTTCTGTTCCAACGCCTATGACACGATGTGCGCACATACGCCCGCGACCCGGTTTAATTAGCGGGGGTCATAGGCATTGGAACGCGGGGGCATGGAAAAGGAAAAGCCAGCCGCGCACCCTTCCGGGGTGTTCCTTTTGTGCGGCTCCCCCGCTCTTTCATGATACACCCGTTAATCCTTAATGTCAAGATAGTTCCGGGTCTTGAGCAGCGCGGGGACAGACGAAAAGTCAACTTGTCCTAAGCATATCATAGGCCGCAATTCAGGGTGCACGGCCTGCAGCTGCGTTGCAGCCTGCGGGCTGCTCCCGTAGTGCTCCCGGCCACTGTGAGGGCTTTCACAGATGTAGTAGTGCAATTCGTCCATCTGGTATGCGTACAGCCCAGCGAATGCGAACAAAGGGGACATTCCTTTTAAACTGCGGGGACGCACGTTTTCAAGGTTATTATATACGAACTGATTTTCCATTGCCATTTTGTAAAAGTCGCCTTTTCCCGCCAAATGTTTCATCAGGGCCGTTTGCTTGCGTCGGTCGCTGATACGGTCACTGTGAGGCATTGCAATAAAAACACCCGTGTCCGTCATGCACCATTCTTTCCCGCTCCTTGACATTTTCGCCACAAGGTCGGTGCATCCCAGCTGCTCCAGAATCGGGCTTGAGATGTCAAAGGCGTTTGCAAGCAGCCACATGCGCAAAGGCGGCTTTCCTTCCAGCTCTCTGTTTCCGCACACTGTCACATATGCATTCAACAGCGCTTCCCCTTCAGCCTTGCGTTTTGCAATGATTCGTTCGGGAATAAACTCATCGAAAACAAGGTCTGAAAACACGCTGCCATTAAAACCGCGAATGCCTGCAATAGACGGCAGAGCCATACCAACTGCACGTTTGTTGCCAATGTGCCATTTCTTGCGCCCGTCTTTGTCCTCTTCGTCCGTATATTCGATATCGCCGATGGAATAAGAAATCTTGCCAGCTTTTAGAATGCCGATATCATAACCCACGGACTGCAGAGCGTTGAACGGGTTTAAATCCGGGTCAGCGGCGACGGCCTGCAGCTCATTCACGGTGCGACGCATGTACAAAAAATACTTGTTTTCGTCAAGCATATATTTCAGCGTGCCGAACGTTTTACCAACTTGACGTTTTCCAATAATAATATTGCACCAGCAACCTAAAGCGGCGACAGCCGGGATATTCACCCAGCCGTCGCCGGTATACAGGTCAAGCGCAATATCTTTGTTGCGCTTGCTCATAATTTACACCTTGGTAATGCTGCCAGTCTCAAGGCAACTCAGCACAGCCTTGATAATGGCATCATTTGCACCCGTGTCCAGATAAATGCGGTAATTGTCATACCACTTGCCGTCCCTGCCCTTGGTCTGGCCTGCTGCCACAAAGTCTCCCTTGTCGCTGGAAATGGCCCTCATGCTGTAGAGGTCCACACAACCAAAACGCAAGTTGAACACAAGAACATTGTCGGACATCTGCCGGGCACGGGACACAGACGCCCCCGCCTTTCTCAGTTCTTCCACGGTCATTTTGGGTTTGACCACTTCCGGGGCTGCATCGTTCTTGCGGTTGTTTACTGCGAATGCCATAATATTACTCCTTTTCTGTCAGTGATGTTCCATGTGGAACAAAGTACTTTGCGGTGTTGTATGCGATAGTGCGCAACAGTTCAATCATGGTGTCCTGCTTTGCTTCGATGGTCTGCAGATGGGAAATCGCGGTGGCTTCGTTCGTCTTGACCTCTGCCAGTTCGTCAACGAAATTCTGAAAGAAATCCGTCAATGTCTCAAGCAGTGCAGCCAGCTTGTTGTTGATATCCTGCATAAATTTCACCCCCTTTCAGAACATCCAGCGAATAAGGAACTGCAGCCCGGCAGGGGTCGCGCGTTCCGGGAAAAGCGCCGTGGGCGCTTCCGGAAAAATATCCGCGATGTGATGATTGTACGCTTTCAGGTATGTATACAGGTCTGTCAGAGACCGTTCCCCGAATGCGTGCGGGTCATATGTGGGGGCGAACGGGAAAGCCTGCCGCGCCGCTTCCACCAGCGCGGGACGCGGCAGCGGCTGCTGTGCGCCCAGATTCTGCACCGCGTTCATCAGCTGGCCCGTGGTGTCGAACACAAGCCCGATGACGTTCCCCGCGATATCTTCCCAGATTTCAACCTTCGTGATACTTGCCATGTTGTTTTTCCTTTCTGTCTGTATTGGTGTGTTCCTTTCTGTGATTATATAATACCACATTTTCCGGCGTAATGCGTTAACAAACTGTGAACAATTTGTGAAACTATCAAATAGATATCTCACATTCCATAAGTAAAGAACGTTCATCCGATACCCGATATTCCCGGTTGGTCATGACGACCCACGACGCGGAAACCGTGGGTTTTGCAAAGTCGGTTCGAGTGCGAATAGGTTCGTCATGGTATGCCAGACATTGACCGCCAGCGGGTGAAATCAACAGACCGTCGCGCAAGTTGTCAATGCTGCCATCAAGAGCCTTGACACCGGCTTTCTTGTTCACTCCCGCAATAGTGCTTTCTATCGTTCCGTCTGCATCAACACAAGCATAACACTTTGCGTGCAGGAACCGGAAAGCCTGCATTCCGTACCGGTCTTGCGGGTGTTCGTCCTCTGCGACGCCAATATAGACTTTGCTGCCGTCTTTCTTTTCAACGACGCAATCACGCAACATGCATTGCGCACGGATGACGGCGTTATAGTCGTCGATGGCGGGTTGCTTTTCGCCCTCAAACTTGCAAGAATCGGTGTCCCAATAAATGACCCGTTCCCAGCCAACGCGTTTCAGCATATCCCACAGCTTGAGACGGGAGAGCGATGCAGTCCACAGACCCCACAAGAAAGGAAATTTCTTTTCTTGTGATTTCTGAATTTCGGCGTCGTCTTTGCTCTGCAAGTTCATTATCCAACTTTTGTGCGTGCACTCCAACGTGTCAGGGTCGCACCCGTATTCATCACGCACCGTTTTCTGTGCACATGCACCGAAAATGGTATTGACGCAAATTTTTGCAAAAGCATAATCCGGACTGCCTTTTTCCGATTCTTTTACACGAAACTTTTCGTAAATCGTTTTGCGGAAAGAATCAGGCAGATAATCCAGCCGAAACGCAACGCTTTCAGCTGCAACTATTTTATCATAGGTATACCCATCAACAAACCGCTGGTAGTCGTTTGAATCGGCATACCAGAACAAAGCATCAGCGCCCAATACTCTACCATTGTCCAATTCATCAAGGCCCGACACGTCGGGGCATTTGCTGAATGAAATACAAGGGTCAGGGCATTCAGGTTTGCACCGGGGGTTAATGATACAGAGTTTCGCTATCCAGCCATACCCGGCCTTGATGAATTTCCGCAAATCCTCTTCCGGTAAATCGGCAGGCAGCGTTACAGGCGCACCCGATGGAAATTTCCATAGCAGCTGCTGCGACGGGTGCGCACTCTTAAAGTCATAGGAGTTACAATTGGTATAGGTACGACCGGCACGCCAACGCGTACCGTGCGTGTCACCACCCGCCATACAGTGATATGCAAGCGCCATCTGTTCGCGGTCAAGCTGCAGCGCTTTGATAGCTGCCATGCATCGCCGGTCGGGCATTATTTCTTTGCGCACTGCTTCAATGACCATACCTGTGTTGGTGTATGGAATTGTGGCCTGATTGTACCCGTGTTCGGCTTTCAGGCGTTCAATTGCTTCGTACAGGCCCAACACATCATTGACGCAATACGCAAATTCTGTATCTGTCAGCGGCGTATCAGGAGTACGATATACCGTATAATCAAGGTCGCCTGCAAGTTTTGCGTGCCGGCAACCTTCGGTTGCTCTGGCAAGGCTCTTTTGGAACAACTTGAAACTGTCCCGAAACTCTATACCGTTATCAAAGCGCAAATACAAGGGCTTGCGACTTTTCGTATACAAGCTATCAGCCAGCCCCCAACGAGCCGTTAACAGCTGCATAATATATTGATGCTCGTAGCCCAGATTATGCACATACAACACAAGCCGGTTCTTCTCATTAGCTCCCCATTTATCCACCAGAGTTTCAAGCATTTCGGCCCAGTCCTCAAAGTATCGGGGGACAATGACCACACCACCAATACAGGTTTGCCAGCTGTACGCAAACCCGTCTGTGTCGGTGTTGGTGGTCTCAATGTCAAATGTCGCTGTAACATCCAGATAACTTGACATATATTTCCGGCCTTTGGTGCGCTTGACTTTTCGCGGACACACAAGGCGCGGCAGATATTCAGCTAAACACTCGCTAACAAGCACGCCTTGCGATTCTCTCATTTATGTGATTCTCCTTATATAGTCTAGCAGCGCTTGACCTTTTGTCGTTTGGTCGTCACGGTCTGCTGCTATAATATCTTCCAGCACGTCCGAATTATTGCCGGTAATGGAATCATAAATTTTATCACTGTCAAACAATTTTTCTACAGCTTTGGTGAAAAACTTCTGAACCGCCATATCCCATTGTTCTTGAGTTCCCTTGAAACCGCGCTGCACGGCGGTCTGATAGCGTGCATCCCTGATAGCTCGAACACCGGTGATGGTGCTGCTTTTCATCGTTATAAATTCGCGCAACTGCAAATACTGTTGCTTTAGCGTCGTTCGGGCGGTGCTCTCTTTGGGCCGCTCATTAAAGCGGGGCTTGATTTTGCCCGGCATTTGACTTTCTGCGTACTTGTAAGCACCAGTCTTTGCCGTGTTAATAACGTCACTCTTTTCCAGAACGCGTAAACGTTGGTTTGCCGCTTTTGCGGCCTTGCGTATGACCTTCACAAGCTCCGCGTTTGTAAGCCGGTTCGGGTCTGTAGCATTGGGGCTGTAGTAGCTCCACGTCTGCGGGGCGTACTTCGGAAGATGCTTAGCGCTTCTTGCCATGATTGTTATGTCTCCTTTCAAAGTCTCTATCCGCCAACCAATAACCGATTGCCCGCAGCAGTAAATCTAAAGGAATCGCCACAACTATAGAAAACAGCAAACAAAAGCATCCATAAAGGAGCAACAAAACAATGTCATGCACGATTGCGATATCCATTACTTAAACACCTCAATTCTAAACCCGTCCATTGTTTCCGTCAACACGCAATCTGCAACACCCAAAAGACATATACGTATGCAATCATAGAACTTGCGAATTTCACGGGGGTCTACATAAACACAACTTCCCGCGCTCCACAAACCTTTATTACTATTATAAACGTACATGTGACATACTTTAAATGCCGCATTATTTCTTGTGGTCATACTTCTTATATCTCCCTTCCTGATGCTGCCGACGTCTCAACTCATTGCGGAATTCAACAAAGCCCTTATCCGTCGCATACGCGGTCAAGACATCGTGCTTTTCATCGTATCGGGCAGAACGGATTTTAATATTCTGCCCGACATCGCCCAAATGACTAAAATAATCGTTCATGATTTCACCACCGCCCCACAGCACACGGCAGCGGGTCAAATGGTCGGACGCGCCCAAAGTAAACTTGTGATAGTCTTTCAGTGTCATACTCGCACCCCCACAATTACATCTTCTACAGTGTTGCTTCCGTAACGGTGACGGGATGCAATAATATATCGCCTGCCGTCTTTCTCGATTTCTTGCAAATACCCATATTTTGCATCATAGGTTCTAAGAACCTTGTTCAACGCCAGATAGTCATAACTATTCGGACGCAAATAATAACGCTTAAAATTCAGCATACAACTTTCACCTCTTCTTCATCATCATAATCAGCTTTCTTTTAGTATACCTGTAAAATGCCCCATCCGAATAATAGTAATAATACCCCTCATACCAGACAACATAACCAGCATACAAATACCGAACATAGCAAACAGGCAGTTTAACTATTTTCATCTTATACACGCTCCTTTCTACCCATATTATACCACACTTGCGCACGCGATGTGTTAACAATCTATGAACATTTACATCACTGCTTTACTGTCCTAAAGTACCGGAACCGATTTTGGCACGTTCGGCATTGTGCACAAAAATTCGTGAGATATTGGGGGAAATTTCGGCGC